ACTGGGGCCAATGTAGTGGCGGCAGCACCGTCAGCAACTGGAAACAGAAAGGGACTTGTAAGAGCAGACCTTGCAAAATTGGCGGTAATGTTTGACAAAGATGATTGCTTGGCTGACGAAAGAAACATTTTGGTTTCCGCGTCACAATATGAGGAGCTTTTAAATATTGAGTCGTTTATTAATTTTGACTATGTAAACAGAAAGCCAACCGTTGACGGGCAAATTGGCGAAGTTTTTGGAATGAAAGTTTTTAAAAGGTCAAGAAACACGATTTTTAATAACTCAAACGTAAAAAAGGCAGTCGGAGCAGCGGGAGCGGCAACGGATAAACTTTCTATTTTGGGTTGGTCTGATAGCTACGTAAGAAGAGCGGAGGGAGCAATTAAATTGTTTTCTGATATTGACTCGCCTATGTACTTAGGTTCAATTTTTAACGGACTAGTAAGAGCGGGGGGAACCGCTGGAAGATCCGACGAAAAGGGGGTTTACTCACTTATTCAAGGAGTTTAAAAAATGACTGAAAAGGATTTAAAGGCGAAAGCTTTAAAATATTGCAAACCCGGGGGCTTAGTTTACGCTACCCCCGACGGTTGCATATTTTTAGAAAAATTCTACGCAGTTAAGCACTCGAATAAAACGGGGCAAATAATTAAAGAATATAAACAACCCACAAAAAAAGTAAAAAATGGCACTAAATAAGCTTACTTTTAATGTAAACACCGCAGGCCTGGGAACGCCTTTAGCGAGCGCCGACCACAAAAGCGGAATAGTTTACTATAATAATACTTTACCGTCGGGCTTTTCAACTTCCGATAGAATAAAGCAAATTTTCAGCGTTGCTGAGGCTGAGGCTTTGGGAATAGTTGAGGGAACGGCAGCGCACGCCGTCGAGTGGTACCATATAAACGAATTTTTCCAAAAGCAACCAAGCGGCGAACTTTGGATCGGTTATTTCGCAGTACCAACAGGAACGCCGACATTTACAGACGTGGCAACACTACAAAGCACGGCTTTAGGCGAGCTTAGACAAATCGGGGTTTACTTTATTAGCTCAGCATTTGCAACGGCTCAGGTTACGGCTTTGCAGGCGGTTGTAACAACGTTACAAAACGAATATAAATACACCTCTATTTTATACGGGGGCGACATTTCGGGAGTTTCAAACCTTACAACACTTGTAGACCTTACAGCACTAACGGCGCCCCAGGTTTCTGTTTGTATTGGACAGGATGGAGCAGGAAAAGGAAAGGCCCTTTATACTTCAAAAGGCTATTCAATTACAGACCTAGGCGCAAAGCTTGGAGCAGTGGCAGCGGCAAAAGTAAACGAGTCTATAAGCTGGCTTGAGCGCTTTAACATGGTAACGGACGGCACCGAATTTGACACCGCAGCATTTGCAAACGGCGACAGTTATACAAGTCTATCAAGTACTTTGGTAAACGCAATTGATACAAAAGGGTATTTATTCTTATACAAAGAAAGCGGATTTACAGGGACTTATAATAACGACAGTTATACAAGCGTTTCAGTAACAAACGATTTAAGCACTATTGAGAACAACCGAACAATTGACAAAGCAAAAAGACTTTTAAGGTTTTACGTTTTACCAAAACTTGGGAGCCCGTTAAGAGTTAACACAGACGGCACGCTAAGAATTGACACAATAGCAACTTTTAAGGCACTGGCTGAAAAGGGACTTTTACAAATGGAAAGCGACGGCGAATTAAGCGCAAGCGAGGTAATAATTAATGCGGCTCAAAACGTGGTTAGCACTTCAAAACTTGAGTTAACCGTGAAAATTGTACCTGTAGGCGTGGCCCGTGAAATAGTAATAAATATCGGATTTGTTCCAAAACTATAAAAAATTTAAATTATGGCACTAGCAGACAACCCCCCATTAATTAACGGACAAGCTTACAGCTACGCCGATATAATAGTGACGGTCTTAGGCGTCCCCGTTGCGGGTATAACGTCCGTGGAATATTCACAGACTCAAGAAATTACGGAAAACTACGGCGCTGGCCGCTTTGTAGTAAGCCGAGGACTTGGAAAAATCGAGGCTGAGGGGAAAATAAGTATTGATAAAGCGGAATTTGCTGCAATTATTGACGCGGCCCCAGGTAAAAGCTTGCAAAATATTCCCGAGTTTGACATTGAAGTGAATTATATTCCTGAGGGCTCAACACCGAGAACGGACGTTTTAAGGAATTGTAGATTTAAAAACGCCGTAGGAGGAGCGAGCGAGGGAGATAGTAACGTATTAGCGGAGCTTGATTTGGCCGTTTCTCATATCGACTGGAATAACTAAAAAAATTAAAAACCTTTATTCGTTGGTTTAGTTTTTGGATTTAAAAGCCTTTGTTTTATAGCAAAGGTTTTTTTTATTAACTTGGGCCAAATAATTAAACTTAAAACAATGAAAAAAGAAAACTTAACAATTGAGGAATTAAAGGAAAAATTCGGCCCTCTTTACAAATTGGAGGTTCCAATGAGCGACGACACGACAACCGAATTAATTTTAAAAAAAGTTGATCGGAAAAATTTTGATATTGGAAGTAAAATAATTCAGAAAAATGAAATGCAGGGCGTGGAGTTTTTTTTAAACTCGTTAACAGTAAAGGGCGACCCTGAGCCAGTAATCAAAGATTTTGACGCCCTACGCTCGGCGGCTGAGTTGATTATTGAAATTATAAGCGTGAAAACGGGAAACGTACAAAAGTTGTAAACGAGCTCGAGGGCTTAGATTTACAACTAGCAAACACTTTTTTGCGTGGATCAAATTATTCGTACTTAAAGCACAATATAGACAAGTATAGGGAGGAACTCGAGGCCAGCGAATTGGAACAAATGGACGCGCTTTTGCGTTATCATTTTAAGGTTAACCCCGACACTTTAGAGGACAACGAATATTTTAAACTTGCGGCCCAACTTACATGGGTAATTGAAATGGAAAACAGCAAGTATAAAACAAAGGACTAAAAGGGGCTTTTAAGCCTCTTTTTTTTTATATTTAGGCTAATATGAGCGACAAGGCTATATATACTATACAATTAAACGATAAATTAAGCCCAGGGCTTAAAAAAGCCGTTGTAAACTCAATTGGCTTTGATAAGCAAATACAAAAAGGCACCAAAAGTGCGGGCGGATTTGCTGGCAAGCTTGGAGGCCTTGGCGGTATGCTTGGCAAGTTAGCGCCTCAGCTTGCATTAGCGGGGGCAGCTATAAAGGCTTTTACATTTGCCAGCGACTCGGTAAGAGTGGCGCGAGGTTTTGAAAGCTTAGAAAATGCAATAAACGCCGCTAGCGGCTCAGCTAAGGAGGGCGCATTTAATATGCGCTTTATTCGTGAGCAGGCCCAAACTTTAGGGCTACCACTTAGGGAAAGCGCCGAGGGTTTTAAGACCATGGCGGGGGCCTTTATGGGCACAAGCATGGAGGGGCAAGCGGCGCGAGACCTTTTTAAGTCTGTAGCCTCAGCCTCCACGGTTATGGGCCTTAGTGCGGAAGAAACAAAAGGAACATTTTTAGCACTTGGCCAAATGATGAGTAAGGGCAAGGTTTCGGCTGAGGAACTTAACGGCCAATTAGGCGAGCGATTGCCTGGAGCTTTAGGAATAGCGGCGCGGGCTATGAATACCACAAAGGCCGAATTAATGAAGCTAATGGCTGACGGCAAACTAATGAGCGAAGACTTTTTGCCCGCATTTAGTAAGGAATTAAAAAAGACATTTTCAAAGGATTTGCCAAAGGCCGTAAATAGCAGCCAAGCGAGATTAAACCGTTTTAATAACAAAATTTTAGAATTAAAATTAAGTTTAGGGAGGGCCTTACTTCCTACAGTAAACAAAGTAATGGGGCTTTTTACTCGTTTTGTAAATTTTCTTATGGCAAATAAAGACATGATTGTAAACAATGTAATAAATCCGATAAAAAACGTTTTTATTGAGTTGTTTACAGGCTTGGCCGAGGGTTTCGGCTTTATTTCTCAAGGTTTTGGCGAGGGGGCAACCTTTGGAGAAATGTTTAGAGTTGTTTTAACAGGCTTGGGGCTTTACTTAAAAAATGTCTTAATACCAAAAATAAAAGTACTTTCCCGAGTAATTGGCTTTACTTTAGGCCTAGCCTTTGAGCTAATAAAGGGAGCAATAGAGGGCCTTATTATAACTTTTCAAACTCTTTTCGCCTCGGTTAAATTTGTTTTTACCCATATTAAGGAAGAGGCCATGGGCTTAAAAGACATTTTGCAGGGCGCTTTTACGCTTGACTCTGATATGATAGCCAAAGGCTACGGACGAATGAAAGGAGCGGGGAAAGCGGCGGCAAATGCTTTTAGCGAAACAATGAGCCAAGACTTAAGCCTCGGAACTTTGGCAAATAAACTTTTGGGAACGCCTGGCGGTAAAACTGGGGCCGACACTATGACGGGGGGGCACTTTGCGACCGCTTTTGAAAAGTATAATTTTGCGAAAAAACCAGCGGCAGCCTCAGGAATGGCTGGCAGCGGAACGCCAACTAAAAAAAGCACTACAAGCGTGGACGGCATAAAAAGCGGGCGCCCTACCCACATAAATATAGACATTGGAAAGCTTATTGAAAATATGAATATCACAGCCACAGACGTAGAAGACCTGACGGGAAAAATTAAGGATCAAGTGGCCCAGGCTTTATTTAGTGCGGTTAATAATGTTAACAATATAGCGGGTATATAATGGCAAAAAGCGAATATAAAGTAGGATTAATAGATTTTCCCAGGGACTTGGCAAAAGATTTTCCAAAGGTTAAGCCCTCTTTAATTTTAAAGGGTTTCGGTTTACAAGCTTTAAAAACTAGGCTTTACGACATTGGAGGCACTGGATCAAATGGCAGGACGCCCGACTATGGCGAAATAGAGGGCCAAGAGGCAGACGAAAAGGCACCCGTAGGGGTTTCTTATTTAGGTACGCCCGTATTTATGAATATAGCATTTAAGGGCGGTTCATATGTAGACAAAAAAAATAATGATATACCTTACGGGAGCGAAGATTTATTCGAGATTAACACGGTTTTATGTGATGTTTCAATTACTAAACAAATTATTACAACCAATATACAAGGCGTAAACGGCTCAGTTAAAGAATACATTTCACAAAATGATTATGATATTACAATAAGGGGCGCACTTGTAGACGAAAGCGGGCAAAGATACCCCGAAGACCAAGTTTTGCAGCTCGTGGAATTTTGCGAGGTTCCCGACTCAGTAAAAATTTTTTCAAGGTTTTTAAATGATAATTTTAATATCCAATTTTTAACTATACAAAGCGTAAATTTCCCACAAATTGAGGGCACAGAAAACGTACAACTTTTTGAAATTAAAGCACTTTCCGACGATCCTATACAATTAACAATTAACGAAATAAATTAATGTTACGACTCGATAGCGAAATAAAATTAAACACGCAAGTTTTTACTTTTTGCCACGAGGTAACAATTGATTCGAGCTATGACAACCTTTTAGACTCGGGAAAAATTATAATTCCAAAGCGAATTAGATACGTAAACCAAGACGGCCAGGACGTGCCAAACATAACACGGGGGACAAACGCACTTTTTAAAGCTGGCGACGCCGTGGAGGTTTCCGTAGGTTATAATGCAAATATTACTAAGTTTTTTACGGGGTTTATAAAGAGTGTAAAAACAAAGTTTCCTATACTTTTTGAAGTGGAAGACCAAGTTTACAGCCTAAAAAAGAATAGATTAAATCTAAGTTTAGACAACCCTAAATTAAGCGAGTTATTAAAGAAAATTATTCCTGAGGGCGTAAGCTACCAAGTGACAGCCGAGCAAAATTTGGGACAGTTTAGAATTAAAAACGCAAGCACGGCGGCGGTACTTGATGAGCTAAGGACAAAACACGGAATTTTTAGCTTTTTTCGTGATGGCGTTTTATACGTCGGCCTCAGTGTAAACCCGGGTTTACAAAGTGTTAACCGCTTTGAGTTTAACACACCTAGTTTAATAAATGGCGACAGCCTTAAATTTATAGACGAGAGCGAAAGGAAAATTAAAGTTATTTGTAAGAGTATAGATAATAAAAATAACACCTTAGAGGCCACGGCTGGAGACGATGACGGGGAAACAAGAACGCTTTATTTTAATAATTATAGTTTAACCGACTTACAAAACACAGCGGACAGGCTAAAAGACGAATTAAAATACTCGGGTTACGAGGGGAATTTTACGACTTTTGTAAGCCCTTTGGTAAACCATGGCGACATAGTGGAACTAATAAATAGAACTATTCCCGAGCAGTCGGGCGCTTACTTAGTAACCAGGGTTTTAACTCGTTTCGGATATAATACAGGGGGGCGGCAAAGAATATATATAAAACAAAAAGTTTATAATTTGGAGGAGGACGAAAACGGCAACTTTATACAAAAACCACTAAGCGCATGAATACGCAAAATATAGGCGACCTTATTAAACAACTTGCGGCAAATAGCGAGGAAGTTTATTCTTTGCCTTGTAAAGTGGTTTCTATTGACTCGGACAACCTCGCCGAGCTTGAGCCTTTGAATGGCGACCCCAATTTATTAGCGGTTCGCCTTATAGCTGGGGCAAGTGAAAGCCCTTTATTAATTACCCCCGTTATTGGCTCGGCGGTAATTGCTACCTTTTTGAGTCGTAACACGGCTTTTATTTCGCTATACTCAGAAGTTGAAAGCGTAGAAATAAGAGGGGGCGACCTTGGGGGGCTTATAAAAATTGAGGATCTAAAAAGCGAGCTGGCAAAGCTTACGGCACGAGTTGACGACATAATAAGCGCTATTAACGGGGGCGTACCTGTAGCCGCAGACGGCGGGGCGGCCTTGCAAACGTCAATAAAAGCGGCTTTGGCTTTGATTATTAACAAAGAAAATTTTACTAATATGGAAAACGAAAAAGTAAAACATGGCTAATGTAAAAGATATAAAATTAACGGCTTTATCCTCAGGAATTGACGAGCTTTTTATTAATCCAAACACGGGGGACTTTTTGGCGGCTGACAGCGACACACAACACGTAAAAGACTTAATTTATAGTTTTGTTGGTTGGTATAAGGAGCGCCCAACTTTAGGCGTAGGGGCACAGAAATACATTAGCAGCTCGGGAAATTTACAAGAGTTAAAAAGCCGTATACAAATAACACTAAAAGCCGACGGCTACAAAGCGCAAAAAATAACAATTAAGAATAAACAAATTTTTGTTACTGGGGAGCGTATAATAAAATAAAAATGGAAGAGTACAAAACAATTGAGGGCCAAAATATATTCGATTTAAGCAACTTACTTTATGGAAATACGAGTAATATAGTTAAATTGCTTACTGATAACCCCGCTTTAGGCTACGTTGTAAAAAACATACCAGCGGGAACGGTTGTAAAATACACAAAGCAAAAAGGCAATAATATAACGAATTTTTATATAAGTGAAAGTTTAAAGCCAGGAACAAAAGATATTACAACGCCGCTACAAGGGAGCGGCTTTACAAGTGGTTTTAATGCTACAGGATTAAATTAAAAAACAAAATTATGGCAGTTAATAAGAGTAAAGCGGATCTAATAACCCAAGCGGCCACAACTTTGGCCGACAATACAACCCAGGCAATAAGCCCGCAGGACGTGCGAGAAATGGCCGAAAACTTGGCCGAAAGTAATTTTAATAAGACAACGGACAACGCCCTAGTAGGCCTAAAAGCTTACGATACGGGAGTGATTTACAAAGTTAGTCAGGGGGTAAATTATAACGGCTCTTTATACTTTGCCAACAAAGACACAACCCCAGGGGCTTTTAACACGGCAGACTGGAATTTATTCGCTGAGCAGTCAAATCTAGTGATAAGTGGTAAAAAAGCAAGTGCGGGAACTATAGCCAAGGGAAAGCCTGTTTATTTAGTCGGGTTTAACAGTGACTTACACACCGTCGAAGAGGCCAACGCTAGCGCAGCGGGAACAACCCCAGTAATAGGGTTTACGGCTGAGGCTTTCGACGCCTCAAGTAGTAAAAGCATAATTACTTTTGGAAAGCTTACGGGAATTGATACGAGCAGTTTTACAGTTGGTAACGATCTTTATTTGGCAACCTCAGCGGGAGGGCTTACAACCACCAGGCCAACGGGGGGCAGCTCAATAATTCAAAGGATAGCCAAAGTATTAAAAAGCCACGCAACCACGGGCGAAATATTGATTTACAACACGGCACGGGCCGCAGGCTTGCCAAACATAGCTCAAGACCATGTATGGATAGGGGACGCAAACGGACAGCCCCAGGAGGTTAACAAAAGCACTTTGGCCCCTAGTGACTCAGCAATTGAAACGGCCTACAATAACCAAGTTCCCGCAGTTACGCAAAGCGAGGCCGAGGCGGGAACAGTTACAACGGTAAAGAGATGGACACCGCAAAGAATAAAGCAAGCAATTGACGCGCTTTCAAGTGGGGGTAATACCATTTATACGGCAAACGATACAATCGGTACGGGAAGAGTGGCAACCTTAACTGATACTTTAGATTTTTATGAAGGAACTTTCAATTTGTTTGGTTTAGATAAAGCAAAAAAAGTAATATTTATTGGAGGTAATTCTAATTTTGGAAATCAAACAACCTACGTTAACAATGCTTTAAACTTAAAATATAATACAAGTAACGGAAGGGGGCAGATTTATGCAATTGATAGTGCAGGAAATCAAGGTAAACTAAATTTTAAAGGTAGTGAAGTTGAAATTGAAAGCATAAAAACAAATGACCAGTTTATACTTGGCGCAGGAGCTAATGGCAATCAACAAGGCGCGACAAGAAGTATAGAGTACAAATTTAACGATGATTATACATGGAAGGGCATCAATTTACTTTCTACTTTAACATATCCAACGGCAAAATTTGAAATACAACCATCCCCAAATGGAGTTGGTGGAACTTATGACACAGCTTTTAGAGTAAACGGAAATAAGACCGTTGATGTTTTAGGACTTGACACGCTTTCGACTTCGTCAGCTTTTAGAATTTACGACGGGGACAGCACGCCCAATTTACTTTGGGATTTTAGGAATAATGGAGATGTTCATATAAATCAAAATAGTGTTTT